CTGGATTCGTAAACACGGTGGAGCAGTAGTCCGAGTAAACCGGGAGGGAAGTGGAGTTACAGTTGGTGCTGAGCATTCAAGTGAGACCGCGATGAAAAACTTCGTGTGTGATGTAGAGATCTCCAACAACGGCACCTTTGAAGAGTATTTCGAAAAACTCGACAGAATGATGGAGGAGGTCCTACAATATGGCGGAGACGAGGGACAAGACAACAACTGAAGGACGTGGTCTTGGGTTTTCTTTTGCTGCGGACAATGTAGTAAGGGGAGAGCCTGGAGCCGACTTTGAGAAGAGACGTCCCACGTATCCTTTGGGAGACGATCCCCGAGGTCGAGAAATTGACTTTGGGGACGACACCGGTAGGGAGTCTTACGGTTCCACCCGGAACCAAGTCTTCAGAGCATATAGAGGCGGCTGGCCGCTGGAAGGTCAAAGTTATGAAACGCCCGCGCGGAGAGGTCAATTACAGAAACCCAAAGACTTACGCCCGGGGCTTCCCAACAGGTCAGTAGACACCGCGGCCCTGGACGCCCAGAAGGAAATAGACAGAGCCACACTGTTCTCCACCGACTTTGCAGCAGTTTTCCCGAGCACTACTATTTCTGTCCCGTCCCCAGGCGCTACCTTTTCTCCTGGAGACACCATGCTCGTGCAGGCCCCTTCAAGCCATATTCGTAGTTTGATGGGCGCGACCCTTTTTATTGATGGTCAGCCTGTTTTACATCGAGAGCTGGACCGCAGCGCGCAGGATTCTACTTTGAACTTTACTTTCCCCTTTGCTTACCAGATTCCCGCTGACAGGCCATTAGGTCCGATGGACGTTACTGTTCAGGTTACTTCTAGAACAGATAATATTATGGGAATTATTGCAGACACCTCCATTAACAACCCTCCCCTGGCCGACGAGATTCAGGGCGCAGTAGGAACTTTGGACGGTAGAAAAGGACAGAGTACGTCCTCGACATTGGCCTCCCCACTACTAAGCGCGTCCAGCTATTTAAGAAATCCACATGGCCGATCTTCGGTCACAGTGAACATTGTATAGGAATTTTCAATGCCCAAGAAAAACAAAACAAAATCAAAGACAAGCGTTAACGTAGATGCGGTCCGGAGGGAAGCCTCTAAGATGGCAAAGGATGCGGAAAACAAAGCATCCTCCTCTTTGCCTGGGGATCTGTCTAGAACCCACTCGGAATTAGCTCCAGGATCATTACAAAGGCAATCCCCGCTCGAACAGGAGATGGGAACCAAGAAGTACAAGGACATGATCCATGATCATAACGATAAGAATAAACATATTCTAGATCGTCTTCCTTTCACTTTCCCCAAGAAAAGCGTAGTTCGTTCCCACAGGACCAACGTTCTCGTAGAGTGCGTCGAATGCGGACATGAGAGTTATGGTTCTGAGCACACCTATATGAAGGTTTGCGAAGGATGTAAGAAGTCTACTAAGGTCATCAACCCTGAAGCCGATGCGCGGGGAGAAGACCGTGACTTCACCCCCGGGATGTTCGCCTCCGCTTCAGACATCCTTGAGATGCGTGAGAAAAGGCGCTTGGCAGAAGAAGAAAAGAAAAAAGGCCAATAGAGCTTGCATAATCCCTAAAAACCGCTTATAATTGAAATAGATAAGAGAAGGAGACAACCATGATAGACCAGAAAAAGTGGCACTCCTGGGTAATCAAGCGGAACAGAATCTCTAATGTTATTGATTTCATTCAGGCTAACTGCCCGGAAATAGATAAGTATTTCTATCCTCAGATTAAAAAGGAATATACTACCAAACGTGGTACAGTTACGAAAGACCGGCCTCTCTACGAGGGTTACCTCTTTCTAAGATACGATAACCACCCGGAAGTATTCCACAAACTAAGTGCCTATCCTCAAATAACCACTTACGCGGGCCCCTGTGAGCAGCATGAGATTGATGAGATGCGCGCGGCCCAGGGAAAGCTGCTTTCCGAAATTAAAGCTAGCCGGTTTAAGAAGGGAGATACAGTCACCTTGCTCCAGGGCCCTTTTAAGGGCTATGACGCCAAGGTAATCTCCGTCAAGGGTGAGAATATCAAAGTAATGGTACATGCTACTTTGTTAGGAAGCCCTGTCGAAATGTCATATACCGAAACTGAAGTAGAGCGCAAGAGCGAGCTTCAGAATATTGAGGTTCAGGATATCTAAAATGGAAGAAAGACCCCCAGGCCGTACTGCTGGTTATCATCATTCCGAGAAGACCCGCCGAAAAATTAAAGAATCCCTTTCGGGACGAACCAAATCTGATGAGCATCGTCAAAAGATTGCTAAGTCTATGCAGGGCCGAGAGAAATCTTCCGATCACCGAGAAAAACTTTCCCAACTCGGCCACGATCGTGAAGCGGACAATAAACTGTTGTATATTGATAACCTTTGTTTAGATAGGTTAGCGGAATTAAAGGCAAATTACCCGGACCACGAGGAGTTTTTCGAGGAGAATGAAACTGCTCTTCTTATAGCCCTCCGTGAAGTAAAGTCCGACAAGGAAATAGACGACATCAAGAGGTACATTGAGACGGAAGACATTGATAGATATGCGGGGTCTCTTTCGTACCAATACGCGAGTAGTTCCTTCTACGCGCAAGAAGACGCAGTCATCGCACTCATTGACACGTGCCGGTATCTGCGCAAATTTCATTAGTACCAATATTTAACCTACTTACTGGTCTTATTTATGGAGGGTGGATTAGGCTACACCTTCCCCTATAGCTGTGTTCTGAAAGGAATATAAGGATGACAGATGCTCCTAAGCCCCCAAAAACAATAGATGAACAAGAACTAGAAGCAAAGGCTAAGGCTGATCCTAAATCCAAGAACTATAACAACCCCAACAGCCGAAAAAATTTAAGACAGTACCGAAAGAAAGAAGACGAATTTGTAATTCCTGAAATTGTACCCGACGATGGTAATGGGGACGACGGTACGCTTCAGGCCCAGGAAATTGTTAGAGGCAGAAAACTCAGTCCTGAAATGGTAAAAAAGCTCATACCCGAGCGGGGAGTGTTCACCACTGAGGAGAAAAGGCGGTTTACAGGTATAGTAGTCCAATACTTAACTGATTTCAAGAATGAAGAGCCCACCGCTTCAGATGCCGATGATATCTTCGAGATCGCTAAAGCTGACATTTTGGAAGGTCGCATTCTAAAAGCAACCAAGAATGACCCAGCTGCGCTGATCCATTCCAACCAAGCGCTTGAAAAAATCTACAAGCGTAAACAATCTGCAAAAGAAAATCTAGCTTCCAGAAGAATCGACCGTAAAGATGACCGCCACGCTCGTGAAGTCACTATTGTTGATCTTGTAGTCAATTACGATAATGAACAGAGGCAATTAGAGAGGGAGCGAGTTGAGAAGCTTCTAGAAGAACATAAAGAAACCTCTGAGAAGCTCACAAAGGTCATAAAAGAAGATACCTTTTAATGCAGATAGACGATCCAGAGTTCCTAAATCAATCACAACATCTAATAGACTTTTATCGCGAATATCCTGAGATAGCCGCAGAAGACCTTTTGAATATTAAACTTGCAGACATACAAAAGGTAGTCTTGAGGGCTATGTGGACTAAGAACTACGTCATGTCCATCATGTGTCGTGGGTCTGGTAAAACTTTTCTTAATGGAGTATTTGCTTGCTTGAAGTGTATGCTGTACCCAGGTCATAGAGTTGGTCTATTGGCACCTACATTTCGACAGTCTAAGTTTATGTTTGATGAGTGCGATAGGCTCTGGAAACGCTCACCTATTTTTCAAAGTGCTACAATTAAAAAGCCCACCCACCAATCAGACAATTGTTATATAGAGTTTAAATCAGTAGCGGGACGTCCAGGATCAAAGATACAAGCAGTTCCATTAGGCGATGGTACTAAGATCCGTGGATCCCGCTTTTTTTCTATCATCTGCGACGAGTTTCCTCACATTCCCGAAGAGATCTTTAACATGGTTATCCGCCCTATGGCAGCTACCGTGGCCGATCCGATGGAGAATGTAGAGAGGATCCAAAGACAGCGGGAGCTGGTAGAGGCAGGGCTGGTTGCCGAGGATGAGATAGACGAGAAGAAAGTAGCCAATCAGATTCTGATTACCTCCTCTGGGTACTTCACCTTTAATCACATGTACGATCTGTATAGTGTGTATAAGAAAGAAATGCTCAGCGGAAATGATAAGTACGCGGTTTTCCGAATTCCCTATGATCTTCTCCCAGAGGGATTCCTGGACGAGGATAACATTAGTTCTGCCAGGAAGGAAATGTCCAGCCTTGAATTCAGTATGGAGTATGAGGCGGCCTTCATCCCGGACACAGACGGGTTCTATAAAGCCTCTCTTTTAGAAGGATGTAAAGACAAAGAGTACGCTCCCCAGGTTGCAGGATCCACCGGAAAAAGTTATATTTTAGGTGTAGACCCGGCCCGAAGTGAAGACTCCTTCGCGATTGTAATTGTTGAAATCTCTAATCCCGCCCGCGTAGTCCACGCACTCGAATATCAGAAAGAAACATTCCCTAAAATGGCCGCAGTTCTAGAAGATCTCTGCATGGCCTATAATGTTCAATCCATTTATATGGATGCAGGTGGCGGAGGTATGGCCATTAAGGACATTTTAGCAGAGAACCACCGAGGTCTTCCAGGAGGTCCTATTCTGGACGTCGAGGACGAAGCTCACCAGCAAAAAACAGGACGACACGTTCTGACCATGTGCAATTTTGGAACTGAGTTTATCGCTGATTCCAACTTTGCAGCTCTGAGATTGTTAGAGCGTCGGGAAATTCTTTTCCCAGTCCCACCCAAAACAGACGTCCCGCGACCTGCTGAAGAAGAGTCTTGGGCAACTATTACTAGGATGCTTCAGCAGATGCAAACTATTATTATTAGTGAGACCCCTACCGGCAAGATTCACTTCGACGTTCCTAAGGGGTCCGGACACGGAGTACAAAAGAAGGACTTGTATACCGCATTCATGTTGGCGGCCCGAGGAATATATGATTTTCTCTGGGCAGAAGGTATTCCGGACAGTGAAATCCACCACGCCGGAGTAATAACCCCCAGCCGCCGAGTGACATCCCCCGGACTTCCCGGCGGACTCCAGCGCATTTCAGATATGGAAGGACATATTCCCGAAGTTATGAGAGAT